TCACTTCCACCGCCTCCGCCAGCATTACCAATCAGTGCCGAAGTAAAGGCTTTGAAATAGTTTGCCATTGTCTGGAGCTTGGAAAGCACGATATTGATTACCTGTATTACTGGCGTAAAGGCATTTATAAGCCCCTGCCCAATGGTTGCCTTTAAGGCATTAAAGCGCTCTGTCAGAATACGAACCTGATTAGCCCAGCTACCAGAGGTACGGGCAAAGTCACCTTCAGCGAAGCGAAGTTTATCCTGCACAAAGGCATATCTTAACGCTACCTTTTCTGCTTCAGACATCTTCTTTGTCACTTTTCCGTATCCGTTTTCCAGAGCGAAAGCATCAAGAGCACTTTGTGTCATGACAATACCCAGGTCCTTCAATGACTCTGTTTCGCCAGTAAAGACAGATTTTAGCTTTGTATATGCCTCCGCCGGGTTTGTGTCGTAAAACGATGCTACATCTGCAACAAGGCCTGTCAGAGTCATACCCATAGAAGCGGCAGATTCTTCTGAAAACTTAAATCCACGTGCCATAGAGGAAAAAACGCCAGTATATCGCTTTGCTGCAATCTCTGACATACCGAATTGCTCAATCGCATTTTTTGCAAAGGAATCGATTCGCCCCTCCATGCTGGGGACGGCCTGTTGTATAACGTTATCCACCTCTGCCAGCTGGGAACCTAAATCAATGCACGATTTTCCAAACGCAACAATGGCGGTAATACTTAAAGCTGTCGCAACTACAGCAGCTATCTTCCTAAACGAAGATGCCATTTTGGTAGTTTGGTGTTCGACATGGTTAGTAGTTGCTGTTGTCTGCTTTTTAACTTTTTCCAATTCATCACGGTATGGCTTTGTATATGCCTCAATGATTACCTGGAGTTTTTCCAGCGTCATGCCTTCCAACCGCACCACCTCCTAATCTGGCATAGTTATGGCGGTATGCAAAGTCTATCATCTTAGCTTTGTACACCGCCAATTCATTTTCCTGTCTCTTCTTCTCAACTTCTGGTCCTTCCTCTCCAAATAATTCCGGGAAGTAGTCCCAAAGTTCTAAAATCTTTGAATCCTTAGAGCCATTTACAACGAGGTTCACATATTGAGCGATATCTTTGGACAGGAAATGTTTTTCTATAAGCCTTTGTTTCATCTGATTCCGTTCTCTACGCTCGTAGCTTTCCAATAGGTCCTGAATCTCTGCAAGGGAAAGATTCCAAAACCGTCCCGGACTAATACCACAATCCAGGGCAATCGGATAAAGCTCGTTGATGTAATCCGTTAGAGTCCTGCTTACATGACTTCCTTCACTTCCTCCAGCTTCCGATCCATTTCCGTCTGCTGGTCCTCCGAGAAAAAACCGGATACACTGTAAATAGGCATGAGTACATCAGCCATAAAAGAAAGCTGTGTACCACCTTCCTCACAATATTTATCAAACATAGCCTGAACATCTGTGTATTTGATTCCATGTTCCCATGTCTTCATGGCTCCCTGTGTAATGGAGAGCATGACAGCCAGGGGCGGTACCCCACCAGAATTGGAAAGAATATTTAAGAGATTGCACTTAAATTTATCCTCTAACTGACAGATAACTGCCGTTGTAAGCTTAAGTTTATATTCCCTGCCACCTACATTCCAATAGGCAAAAGGAGCGCGTCTTTTCTCTGTACCTGTTTCCTCCTGCACTACTTTCTCATTTACGTTTTCATCATCTAAGCCATAATTCATTATGTATTACCTTCCTTTCCTTAAGCCGGGTCAACCACTTCAATATCAGTCTGCAATCCGAGATTAAGCGTAAATTCAATGGCAGCGTTTACACCGCCTCCGCTGACCTTAACGCTGCACTGAGCATCAAAGTGAAACTTTGTTCCGTCCGGGAATGTCTGTTCAAAAGAAACAGTTTTCTTTGTGTCTGCAACTTCCCTCAATATTCGATATGAGGAATCAGTACCATTATCCCATTTAAACTTATAGGCCAGATCTCCCGGATCTCCGATACCCAATTCTGAGTGCTTCATTTTATCTTCCAGAGTGGTGTTGTCCACCTTCTCCGGATCTACTCCAAGTTCAGGTACTTCTTTAAGTCCTGTCAACTTGGTATATGTGTTTTCTGCCTCTTTTTTCATTGCAAGTGTTATGCCATTAGCTAACATACTTTTACTCCTTCCTAATAATTGTGATAGACTTCTTTGGTCTTAACATCGATTACCATTTCATAGCGCATCTGCTTATGTTTAAAGCCACTAGGATCCTCTACATCCATACACTGAATACGCTTAAGGCCCAGGGCTGCTATGGCCTGATCTACCGCTACGGCTGCCGCGGAAGTACTCTTTCTGGCCCATATATCAATGCGGTACCGGCAGTATGCTTTCTGTTCTTCCATGTCCGTATATTCCATGACCTTGTTATCTTCTTCAAAGTACTGGATTGCAATATCCTGTTCCCAATCCCTTGGATAGAAATCCGTTACATTTTCAGTAACAGTACAAAGGGCCGCATATACTTCATCTTTTACATTAATCATTTTGCTGCCTTTCTGATTTCTCTTTTCAAATAACCGGAAATATTACGGGTTGCCCGGTTTTCATTGTTTTTCAGTGCTGGATACATGAACGGCTGGGCCGCCTGTCCAGATGTCTGATAAAACCGTCCATGCGGAGTATCAATGGAAAAGAAGTGATACTTCTCCGCTGTCTCTTTATCAATCTGGCTTTCATGGATCCACCAGGGTGATTGCGTATAGACTGGGGAGACTTCCGGGGAAATGCCTGCATGTTCCACCTCTCCTACAGGACCGGTTCCAAACTCCACATAAGGACCATGTTTTTTATTGGTATACGCTGTTCCTATTACCTTATCTTCCCGCAGTTCTACCGATGTTTTAATGCTCTGCCGCAGCTCTCCATCTTTGGCCGGACATAAAAGCTTTGCTTCGACCTGCACCATCTTTATGGAAGCACCCACTGCTCTTTCAAGTCCAGGGCCCGTCACACTACTGGATAGACCGCTATACTTCTTCATGAGCTTATCCAGCCCTTTTACGCCGCCCGCCATTATAGTTTCTCCAGTTCCATATACAGATGCCTGTATGGACGGATTGCAATGATTTTATAATCCGGATCTGATTCTCCCGGAACATCTAGGCAGATGCCATCACCCTCCCGGATAAGCTGTGAACCGAACAGATAACTGACGCCGCCCTTTTCGTCAGTCTGTGTCTTGTACTCCCCGTCCAGCCGGCAGTTTCGGATATAGGAAAGCCGCTGGCCATACATTTCTGCCTGTAGCTTTCCTCCTGCGGGCCAGATTTCAGCTGTAACAGGCTTTGCCTCTCCGTATTCCGTGTATGAATTACCCTCGTTATCTTTAGCCTGTACTGTCCTCCTGTGGTGGTACTGTTTCAGGCGGTTCCTTTTTAGTCTCATAGGTTCTACCTCCTATACGTGCCAGCCGGTACCGGTCCAACACATCATAAATATGCTTTGGGGCATTTTCAAAGCTGTAACTTTCGCCACCCTCGCTACGGCTGGACTCACCTTCTGTACCCATGCGGTTTAAGGCAATTACTGCCAGATCCCGAACAGTCTTTTGTAAGCCTGTGACAATTTCCGTCCGGTTCGTATATGACAGAACAAATTCCTTCGCATCTTCAAGCAAAAGGGAGAGTAGATCTTCGTCACTCTCCCCGGTAAGCAACCGTAACTTTTTCATTTCGTCCAATAGATCACCCCTTTAAGACTTCTAGCAATTCATCTTTTGTTAGAGAGCTTGCACCGTGAATGCCTCTTTCTTTTGCAAGGGTTTTAAGTTCATCAACTTTCATCTCAGCAATTGATTTCTTTCTAGCCTCTTCCTGATCCTCCAGTTCTTTTTCCAGAGTTTCAAACCCTTCGCTTTTAAGTTTAGCAATTACGGCTTCACTTTCCGCAATTCGTTCTACATTTCCCTTTACCAGTCTCATGCTCTGCCCCCTTAAGCCTCATCTTTAATACTCAGATAGATGCTGTCAAGTTTATTGTCCAGTACCCAGATATCATGGAAACGTCTGTAATCCATCTGCCATGCATTAAGCTTCTGGTTGATGGTCGGATCAAAGATTCTCATAATGTCCTGCTTTGTGAGTGCGATAGGGGTTGTACGGGGCAGCACCATGAAGTTAACGTTTTTTGCTGTCGCACCCTTTACATATCCTCCGGCTTCCTGCCCCGGGGTTTTGCCATCATTGATCGTGATCGTTGTGTACATTCTGTTGGAAGGTGTGGAAATGATCGGAACACCATCTACAGAAGGAACTGCTGTCTCAATGCCGCCCTTGGAAAATGTGGTATTAATAATCTTTCCGGATAACTCCATCTCTAATTCCATGATGAAATCAGGAGTAGCATGGATTACCAGCGGACCATTGTATAATTCGCGGATCGCCTTAATACCTTCTTTGACCTTGCGGAGTGCAGATGTTCCGGTTGCGCCTGGCGTATACCCGTAAGAAACCATTCCTGCTTTGTTGGCCGTGATCGTCTCACTTGCAATCTTCGAAATACGGTATGCATCAATCTCAGGCACCACATACATGCGCTGGAACTCTCCCATCACTGCGGCAGCTGTAGTAACAAAATTGTTTTCATTAATGTCAATCGGGTCAAGCTGGAACTTACGACCTCTGTCCTGTGTCATTTTACGGGTTTCATACTCTAAGGTAACACCGCCCTGCTGATACCCATTGTCACGGTCATAGTCTCCCATGCCCTGTACAGTCATCTTAGGGATCTTTACTTCTGCTCCTCCATTGTAAATCACCTGTCCTGCGTTGGAATCCATCCAACCGGTTACAGCCTCCTGAATTGCTACCTTATCTAATGTGGCCATGAATAATGTTGCTGTTGCTAATGTGTTAATTGCCATAATTTTTCATCATCCTTTCTTATACGGTTCCCATCATCAGGGCTTCTACTTGTTTTGCAAGGTCAGCATCTTCCTGTGATGTTGCTTTTCTCGGCGGCTTACCGCCTTTAAGTTTCTCTTCTACGGCTGCCTGTACGGCCTCCTGAAAGGCTTTTTCTACAGCTGTTATGGATTTGTTACATGTATCCGCATCGGCGTAATTTAACACCTCTGCAAGCCCTACAGGAAGCTTCTTTTCAGCCAGAGTGTTCTTGGCCTCTGCCATCAGCTCCCTCCGGGTAATGGTTGCTTCCCGTTCCTGAATATCTTTTTCCTGCTTTTGACGTAAGTACTCAGCCTTTTCCTCTTTGTTCATCTTGGACAGCTTTTCCGCTTCGGAAAGCTTATCATCCATCAGGGCGGACCACTTATCTTTAGCAGTTCCCAGGGCCTTCTGCACTCTCCGGTCAAATTCTGCCTGAAAGTTTCCTTCCTTTAAGATTTCATCAAACGTTCTGGTCTTTGGTGGCTCTTTATCGCCGGTTCCGGTTCCTTCTCCGCCAGTTCCGCCTTCTCCGGTTCCCTCTTTTCCCGGTTCACCTGTTCCGCCGCCTTCACCCTCTCCTGTGCCAGCGCCGTCCCCTTCATAACCGAAGAAATGTAAGTTCATGGGGTATAAATTCTTTTTTCTCATTTCTCTATCCTTTCTGCCCCGTCCCGTTCTCTGCCCGGACCGTTGCCTAAACGCAAAAATAACACCCAGGTTTCCCTGCGTGCTTGATAGCTGTGTTTTCAGTAGGAGGCTTCACCCCGCCACCCGGAGGGAGATATACGGATCACCTCCTTAATTTACATATCTGCCTTCTTTCTGGTTTTTCTTATCCATGTAGGACAGCTCCATCTTTTTAATCACCACTTGGGTGATATTATAAATGACGGCAATAAAAAGAGCTGTTAAGCAAAGCTGTGTCATTGGCGGCCTCCTTTCTGTTATATCAATGTTGCTTTGTAACGAAAATCACATGTTCCTTATGCCACTGCTTATAAGTAATATTTGCCGGGAAGGTTTTAACCTTTCCAGTATGCGGATCTCTGGCCCTGCGTTTCATATTTGCAAGTTCTTCCTCTCCAATATCACAGATAGTTGTAGATCTGCACCACGGGTGCATAGGCGGGCAGTTAAGCCCAGGTTGCTGTTCCGATACTTTAAAACGCTCCCCGTCCAAGTTCCGGCAGATAGAGGAAGTCCTTAAATCCAACGTGGCTACAAAACGGTAATATTCAATCCCGCATTCCTCATAAGAGACCATTTCCATTTGATTGGCAAGGTTGCAGCTTTCAGTTCTTACAAGCCGTCTTGCCTGACTGGATCCGGTAGCGAATTTATTTGCAATGATGTCAGCTACTTCCCGATCGGTCCTGCCTGTGATTAGGTTAATAAGCAGTTCTTCTTTTATATCCTGGGCCAATGCACGAGTATTACTCCATATCCTGGTGGAATAGTTGGCTCCAGACCATTTGCTGTTAATCACCCGATCAATGACTTTCGGTGAAATAAGGTTGAATCCAAAATCAATACCAATACGCTGTTGAATATCAAAAATAGACCGGTAATATGCTTCATTGGCAAGGTCCACATAATGGCTGGTACTCTTTAATTTCTCCTGCCGGTACACTTCCTGCATGGTCATGTCAATCTGGTTCTGGAGTTGCTGCAAGCGTTCCAGTCTCGCCTGATATGCCGGACTCTCCAATTCTGCCAGAATCTCGGCTTTTGTCTTATCACTGCTCCCTGATTCTAAGGCGGCTTTTAATTCATTAAGGGAAGTTTTATCCTTCATGGAATTTAATAGCCGGTATGAGTCTTTCTCTGACAGCTTGTGTTTCTTTTGATACCGCTCAAATATCTCATCCAGTTCAAATCCTATGTATCGGGACGCTTTTAAGTAGACATTTGATATTTCATCAGCTGCTTTTTCAGCCTGTTCCATGTAATGAAACATTTCCTGTACTTTGCGTTTCTCCCAATAAGAAAGATTACTCATTTATATCACCGGACTTTTTCTTCATGTCAGTGCCTTCTTCGTCATCTTCCGGAGGAGTATTATTCCCAAGCCCAAATATTTCCCTCTGCTGTTTTACTGCCTCTTCTGCCTCTTTCTCTACCGCTTTAAGTTCATCTTCTAAATTGTCTATAAATGGTATCTGAGAAAGAAGCGTTTTCTTACTTACCTTTCCCCATAGATTTGAAACGATCTGGCTGATTTCTAAGAGGTTTCTAGGCAGTGCTCGGGTGAATGTCGGTGCTATTCCGGATATATCTACATTAATAGCTTTGCTTTTCTGTAGCCAGCCAGCAAAGAGACGGATCCGCTTACGTAGTCCCTTTTTATAATACCGGGTTTTAATCTTTGTAATGTTCTCCATTCCCAGGAGTTTAAACTCCATAGCAACACCCGATATATTCCCACCGAAGCTTTCATCTGTCATGCATGGGATATGGGAGAATTTATGAATATCCTGCTCTATGGCCTTTTTCAAGACCTCCACTCCGTTTTCATCGAATGTCCTGGTCAGGTATTCCGCCTTGGCATCTGACGGAAGTTCCAGCACCTTATCCTCTTTAATCTTTTCCTTGCCCGTCTTGCCGTCCTCGTCCTTTGCATCAGGATCCCCAAGCATGGCACCATAGATAGCAAGGATCGCATCAATAAACTGCTCCTTATCGGTGATTCTGTCCGACATCAGGGCATTGTACGCATCGATCAGCGGAATCTGTAGCTCAAAGTCACCGATTGCCAGCTTATTATTCAAATACTCTACAATAGGTATTTCCTCAAAATAATGAGGCTCCGGATCCTCTATGAGCGCCTGTGGCCCGGTAATATCATCAATATTCAGGACATATTTATAGTGATCAGTTAGAACCGTGGCAACATATACCGTTCTCTTTTTGTCCGAATCGTCCTTCCTAGCATAATAATAGACTGCGAAAAGTTCTTTTTGCTCGATGGTATCATCGTATACCATGAAGGTATTCTCTGGTGACAGGCTCTTTATGGTAAGGTCCGTCTCTCCCTCTTCCGGATAGATATATTCATAGGTTCGGCCGTACACGGATAAGTCCAGTCCGTTGTCTCCGTCTGCTTCATCAGCTCCGGCCTGCTCAAAGGCATCAGTTATGGCCGTAATATCCTCTTTACTTTTATAAGATACCGAATTACCTATAAAGTAAGAGCTGGCTGTATCTGCGATATCCTTCGCATGATTACATACCAACTTTGTTTTACGGCTTTCTGTCAGGATCTTATGCTGCCCTTCATAATATTTCATGAGTTTCCGCAGCCTTGAGGCTTCCTTTCTGTGTTTCGTGATCAGAGTGCGGATCGCCTGTTTATCCGGATTCAGTTCGTCCCAGGATTCCCGGGGCATTGTGTATACGTACATGGTTATCACCTTCTTTCTATTATTGGTTGAATTTTCCATTTTTGACTCCTATAATGTACTTAAAGCCACTGTCGAGGCCTAGTATATAAGAAAGGAGTAAAACTATGAAATTAAATCCCGATTGCATCCGAGATATCTTGTTGGCTGTCGAAAAAGAATGCAGTTATAACCATGCATATGAATATGAAAAAGATTCTGTAAATTCAGAATTTTTAACCAATTATACGCATGATGAAATTGTTTATCATATCCGACAATGTTCTAAATCTGGACTCATTGATAGCCTCAATAGCTATGATGGCGGAGATAATATTCTTATTGGTGACTTAAGCCCTGAAGGACACGAGTTTTTAGCTAACATTCGCCAAGACAACAATTGGAATAAAACTAAAGAAATTGCTACAAAAGCTGGCTCTTTTGGTCTTGATATTCTCAAAACTATTTCTGAAGGCGTCGCAACAGCCTATGTTAAACAACAATTAAACCTTCTTTAAATCTCTAAAAATGTTTAATGCCACCCATTTGGTTAACTCCAGACGCTGTTGATCAGATGGTTGTGGCATTTTGTTTATTTGCATCCACCTAATAGTTACCAGTAAACCAATCCAATTAGCTAAACATTTTATAGAAACCAGAAGCAATAATACTAAAAATATTAAGACCCACATAACTCTCACCTCCCCTAATTAAATCCATAAGCAGATTTACTCCGGATCTTGATTGTCTTGTTATTAAGTATCGTATAGCAGAAATACCTTACTGCGTCCATGGCGTGGTCATGCTGCTTTATCGGCTTATCTTCTCCCCGGTCCCCTGCCTTTGGGTCCCAGATGTAGGAGGCAAACTCTTTTATGGTATTGATACAGGATTGACTGAAAGCTATCTTTTCTGTATTTAGGAGTGTAGAAACCAGCCGTATTCCATCTTCCACATCGTTGTCCGCTTTCATTGTCTTGTATCCACGGTTGTTAAGCTCCGTAATGAATGAAGCAGCCGAAGGATCCACGATGATTGCTTTAACTGGCGTTCCTTCCAGCCATTTTTCCAGATCATCAGCATATTGGGAATCCGCTTTCTGCTTTCCCTTATCCCTTCCAGAGTAATAATACTCACGGGTACAGTACCATTTCTTGTCTATGCCTTTATTCCAGAGGAGAAATACCATAGCATTCTGAGTACCGTAGTCTATGCTCACATATCGACCGCCATCAATCAGCAACCGGGCGAAATCAATCACCTTCTTAACATGCCGGTCCGCATCGAACATGTCATAGATGATCCCTTCTGCCATGGCCCATAAGCCCAAAATGTAGCGCTTATAGAAAACCCCGGTGTACATGCTCCGGTATCTGGCCTTGATCTTCTCAGATAGGCTTAAGTTGTCTTCCATGGTAAAATGGAGGACAATCAGATTCTTTTTCTTGGCTTCATCAATCCAGTTTCTTTTAAACCAGTGATATGGTCCATCAGGGTTGCAGTTGAACCAGTACTTTGATCCATCAACAGAACAACGTCCGGTTGCCTGATTGACAAATGATTCTGGCATCAACGCTACTTCATCAAAGAACACGCCGGCCAGCGTGATACCCTGAATGAGATCCTGGGAACGTTCGTCCTTTCCACCAAATATGTAAAAGTAGTTCGTAACCTTTCCCCGGCTGATCTCCACCAGATTGTCAGATCTGTGATCCACCACGCGATAGCCCCGGCTCTTAAGCATCAGCTTTAACCAGAAGAGAACGTTTCTCCGGAATGATCCGATTGTCTTGCCACACATGGCGAAGTTCTGACCTTTAAACCTCTGCATTGCCCACATGATAAATGATAATGACATACAGACCGTTTTA